AACTTCGTCCACAACACACGAGCAAAGGCATAAACATATGCTTATGATGCGAGAGCGAGAGACTGTGGAGGCCGGCGGCCTTGGCAGCGGCGGCGCATTCACCATTGCGGCCAGTGTCAAGGCGTTCGAGGTTCTGTCCTCCAACCTCTACCAGAACAAGACCCTTGCGGTGATCCGTGAGATCACGTGCAACGCAGTGGATGCACACACGGCGGCTGGCCTGCCGATCAGCACCATCCAAGTCCACCTGCCCACCTACATGGAGCCGGTGTTCTGGGTGCGCGACTACGGGTCCGGCTTGTCCGACGAGGATGTGCTGTCCCTGTATACGACCTACTTCCGATCCACTAAGGATCAGGACAACAGCCAGATCGGCGGCTTTGGTCTCGGCTCCAAGTCCCCATTCGCCGTGGCCGACCAGTTCACGGTCACCTCATGGCACGGCGGGTTCAAGTCCACCTATGCCTGCTACAAGCAGGACGGCATGCCGCAAGTCAATGCGGTGGGCAAGGAACCTTGCGGCTCCGAGACCGGCTTCGAGGTACGCGTGCCCCTGACTGCCCGCTCCGGCTCCATCGTGGACTGGCATACGCAGGCGCGCTCGCTGTTCCGCTGGTGGCCCGAGACACCTGCCGTCACCCCGTCCGAGATCTTGGATGAAGGCTTCCTTTCCGATGAGTTGCTACTCACGTCCGACTATGAGGTGGGTGGCGCGCCGGGCTGGGCTGTCTTCAAGTACGGGCATCAGAACACACTGGTCATGGGCAACGTGCCCTACCACTTGAACGAGACTGCCATCACGGGGTTGCCCGGTCCTGTTGTGCAACTGCTGGGCAAGATCAGGCTTGTCGTCCGGGTGCCAATGGGCAGCGTGTCCATCAGCCCGTCCCGCGAGACGCTGTCCTATGATGCGGCCACCAACAAGTATCTGGTGGACAAGCTGGTGCAGATCGGCCGCGAGATTACGGCCAAGCTGGAGAAGGAAATCTCTGCCAGCCCAAGCCTGGCCGCAGCCCGTGAGCGTGTGCATGGCCGGGGCGAACACTCCCTGTCCCACCTGTTCGGTCGGCTCAAGGATATCGTGAAGCCGCGCTGGAACGGGAAACCCGTGCCCGAGACGGTCAGCTTCGGGCTGCTCACCGCCTTCTCCAAGCCGGCGCAAGCCTTCGACTACGTGAAGCCGGGTCACTGGTCCACCTTCCGCCGGGACTCCTATCCCGAAACTGATCCGGTCTTCGAGCATGCCTTCCCCAAGTATGATGGTGTGGTGAAGCAGGTGATGTGGACTGAGCGGGTCACGGCTGCGACCTTCCGCAAGCTCCGCCACCACTACATGATGGGCGGCAAGCGGATCGACGTTAAGTTGCAGGTGGTGTCGGGCATCCCGTATCAGGAGCTTGTGGACAAGTGTGCCGAGATCGGCATGCCGGTCCCCGTCAACATCGACACGGCGCTGACTGCCCCGCCCCCTGTCACATCCGCATCCACCCGCGTCCCGGCCACCCAGTTCTATGACGTATCGATGCGCGATCACAACTACAGCTACACGCTGGTGCGGGACACGCTCGACCTGTCGGGCGGCGGTGTGTACGTCCGCTTCGCTGATGGCAGGCCCCTTCATTCCAAGGTTCTGTACGTGATGGCCTGTCTGTTGACGCAGCAGGCGACTACTCCGGTGCGTGTCATCGGCCTGCCCGATAGCAAGCTGGCTCCGAACGGCAAGCTGCTCAAGGCGCTGGCTGCCAACGGCTGGCAGGAACTGGATACCGACTACATCCAGAACATGGTGGACATGCCGGCTCTCCTCGAAGGCGAGCGGCAGACTGCCATCCACCACCTCCTCTTCGAACAGTCCGGTCTGCGTCGCAGCCTTGTGCAGGTCGGCATGGAGGAAGCAAACACAGGTGTAATGTGGAAGGGGTTCGCCCCTGTGCATGCCGCCCTTCAGCCTCACTTCACCTTCTACTTGAAGGCCGGTACCCAACTTGGTTCGCGTTATCGCAAGCTGGATGTTGCGACGTTGCAGGAGGTGCTGTCGCCTGCGCAGTGGAAACAGATCGAAGATATGCTTGCAATCAAGGACAATGTGATGCAAGCTGTCGAGGGTTTCTTGAAGCAGCATCCGCTGCTCACCTACGTCGACGGGGCAGGTAAGCTCGACGTTGACGCTGTCCGTGAATACGTAAACCGCTGATCCAGAAGGAGATGTCAGCAATGGTTCCGTTCATCCTCGCTTCCGACTCGGTGTCCCTGTTCCCGTTCGGGCTGGCACCCATCACGCTCGACTCGTCGCACGTCAACTTCGCTGCGGTGGTCGAGGCCATCAAGGATCGTGACTTCGACACGGCTATCGAACTGGCCTCTGTCGCAGCCTTCGTCAACAAGGTGACTGAAGGCAACGTCACCGTGACCGAGGCCGGCGTCACCTTCAAGGGCAATCCCATCAGCGGCTACCTCGCCGACAAGATGGTGCTGTTCCTGCGCAACGGTCTGCCCATCGAACACTACTGCCGGTTCCTCGACAACCTCATGGCCAATCCGTCCATGACTAGCCGCAACGAACTGTTCCTGTTCCTCGAAGCTGCCGACCTGCCGATCACGCCGGACGGCCACTTCCTGGCATACAAGGCGGTGCGTGGTGACTTCAAGGACAAGCACTCCGGCATGTTCGACAACTCGCCCGGCAACATCCACGAGATGGCACGCCATGACGTGGACGATGACCGGAACAAGACGTGCAGCTACGGCTTCCACGCTGCCGCCTACGAGTACGCGAAGAACTTCATGTCGGGCGATGGCAAGATGGTCGCAGTCAAGATCGACCCGGCCTGCGTGGTGTCGGTGCCTGCTGACTACTCCAACCAGAAGCTGCGTTGCACCCGTTATGAGGTGATGTTCGAGGTGCCCGGTGCTGCCGACATCTTCAAGGGCAAGCCCCTCTATGAGGACACGCACGCCCCGTTCGACAGCGAGGAAGAGGACTACCTGTTCTGGCTGGGCGACAAGGACTGACCTGCTAGTGGGGGAGGGCTTCGGCTCTCCCCTTCCCATCCCGGAGACATGAAGATGAGCGACGATGCGACTGATACACCTGCTGCTGTTCCTGTGGATAATCCTCCTGTTCTGAACCGCCTTACGAGGGCGCAGGTCTTTGCCCGTGACCCCGAGGAGACGACACAGGAAGACATCGACTTCATCGTGGCCGAGCTTCGCAAGATCAACGAGCGCAACCGCAAGGCCCGCAAGGACGACGAGGCCATTGCCGAGGGCACGGCCAAGCTCAAGAAGGCCAACGCCGCAACCCGCAAGAAGAAGGGCACCGCCCCGCTTCCTGCCGATCTGCTGGACGCGAAGCTATGACCGACCGTGTGAGTGTGCCGAAAGGCTGGAAGCTGGCAGCGCCGGAATGGGGTTCGCCACGCTCGCGCCGCAACGACGCTAAGGGTGGCGAGGTCTGCGGTGTGCTGATTTGGAATTACGAAACGGGCGAGGGTGAGGTGCTGCTTCGCCCGGCCTTCCTCTCGGGATGCGCCGTCATCGGCGCTGATGCCATCTCGGACTGGACGGGATTGCTGGATCGCGAATACGACGGGGGTGACGCATGAAGCTGACCAATAAGCTGAGGCTGCCCGAGGCTATCGTCCGTGCAGTCAGCAACGATTCGTATACGAAAGGCGAGGCCGACATTTCGGTGACCGAACTGCTGGTCCCGCCGCAGATGCGCAGGCTACGCCTTGCCCATGACCATGAGCTTGAGGAGGATGTGAGCGACCGCATCTATTCGTTGCAGGGCCAGTCGATGCACCACATCATCGAGCGTGCTGCCGATGGCGATGCCTTCGTTATGGTGGAGGCTACCCTGTATGCGGAGTATGCAGGCTGGAAAGTGAAGGGCCAGGTCGACCACCTGCTGCTGGCGACAGGCGAACTGCTGGACTTCAAGCTCACGTCCACCTACAAGGTGAAGCCGGGCCAGCCGCCTCGTGAGTGGGTCGAGCAGACCAACATCTACAGGCGCATGCTGGAACGTGAGAAGGGCATGAGCATTCCTGCGGTTGCCATCCTTGCGATCCTGCGCGACTGGTCCAAGAGCCAGAGCCGCCGGTCGCAGGACTATCCGCAGGCGCCCGTCATCAGGCTGGAGGTTCCGCTCTGGACGCCGGAGCAGGCCGACGCCTTCATCGAGGAGCGTGTGCGTCTGCATCAGGCGGCAGAGCCTGCGTCCTGCACCGACGCTGACGTGTGGGCCAAGCCTGCCAAGTGGGCCGTCCACAAGCGGGGTGCTGCCAAGGCGATCCGGGTCTTCGATAATCCGATCGATGCGGAACAGCTTGCCAGCACAGCGTCTTCGTTGTATGTTGAGTACCGGCCGGGTGAGGCCATCAGGTGCCAAGACTGGTGTCAGGTGGCGCACCTGTGTCCGCAATGGCAAACAGATCCACGTAACATCCGGAAGCAATCCGCAGAGGAGATTTTGTTCGGTGGCTAAGTTCGAAGAGACGGCGCTCCCGCCTCGCATCCTGATCTGTGGTGAACCTGCGGCTGGTAAGACCGGCGCCCTGGCGCAACTCGCCAACGCCGGCTACCGCCTGATGATCCACGACTTCGATAACAACAGCCGCGTCATCGGGTCCTACCTGAAGCCGGGTGCTGGCGAGGTCTACATCAATCCATATGTTGTCGCGAAGAGCACCACCGCAAACATTTTCGGGGACTCTGCTACGGCGACACGCGATGCCCATGCAGCAATGCTGCACTTTGGCAAGATGTTGTTGCACTGGAAGACGGCGACCGAGGATCTTGGCCCTTCCTCAAACATGACTTCGAAGGATGTCATCGTGGTGGACAGCGGCACCTTCCTTGGTGAACTGCTGCTGCTCGCATCCAACGAAGATGCCGAGGTGAAGCGGGACAAGCGTTCGCTGTACAATGTGGCGGGCACTTACTACGGCGCGATCCTCGACCGGCTGACCGGGCCTAAGATCGGAGCTTCCGTTGTTCTGCTGACGCACATCATGCAGACCGGCGAGAAGGACGAACAGGGGAGGATCATGGGCAAGGCCCGTGACATCCCGGTCGGGGTGGGCGAGAAGTTCTCGAAGAAGATGCAGACCTACTTCTCTGACATCTGGCACCTCGAAGTCGGGCGCGATGGCAAGCGTACCTTCAAGACCAGCGCCACCGACAAGGCTTCGCTGCGTTCCTCCGTACCTAACCTGATCAAGCCCGTCGAGGAGTTCGACCTC